CTGATTTATCTGAAACTTCACTTGAATCCATTCTTATCCAAATTTCGGATATGAAAGATGATCGTGGACTACGGATTGCTGCACAGGGTACACAGTTGATTATTCCAACTGCTTATACCTTTGTTGCAGAGCGTTTGTTGGAATCACAGCTCCGCACTGGAACTGCTGATAACGATATTAATGCAATAAAATCAGGGGGTTACCTGCCAAAAGGATATCACATTATGCGAAGGTTGTCAGACTCTGACGCATTCTTCGTGCAGACAGATGTTCCTGATGGACTGAAAATGTTCCAACGCTCTCCTCTCAAGAAGGGCATGGAAGGTGACTTCGAGACTGGTAATGTTCGCTACAAAGTTCGTGAGCGATACTCGTTTGGAGCAACCGACTGGCGTGGCATATTTGGCACAGAAGGTGCTGCATAATACTACTGGGGGAGGGCATTAGCTCTCCCTCAACTTTTAATCCTGACAGCGAAAGCTGACTTATCCCAGACAGGAGATTAACATGGGTAACACTACATTTACAGGGGCAGTACGCTCCGAAAACGGTTTTCAAGACGTAACCAAAAATGCAACAACTGGTGCTTACACCACAAATTCCACATACAATAATGACGCTACTATTGGTGGAAACTTAACAGTTGCTGGTTCTGTATTTTCAGGTGGGATGCCCACTTTAGGTGGACTTACTGTAACGGCTAAAGCCACATCTGGCACTGTTTCTTATGTTGCTGGAATTAACATAAATCCATTCACTGGAGGAGCACAACAGATTACCACTCTCCCAGCTGCGACAGTTGGCGTTGTGTGTATCCACGCTCAGTCGGTAGACACTACTGGAGGAACTGCTTTCCTTAGTTTTGACTGTGCAGGTAGCGATGCTTATGAAACAGGTAGTATTATGGAGAGTCGTACAAGTGCTGCAGTCACGTTTGATGCGTCCACTGCTGGGGAGACTTTATTAAAGTACACTCCTGCTAACGCAACAACGAACTTGATGAGCATTGGTTCTTACATCTACTTCACTTGCACAACAGCAGGTTTGTGGAATGTATCGTATAACCTTCAGCATCTTGGCGCGGGTACTACTGGTACGTTTGCTTTCGCAGCCTAATGTTTAATTTGGTGGGGTTAACGCCCCACCTATATTTTATAGGAGATTAACATGGGCGTACAAACAGACGTACAAGTCAAATTTATAGCTGATGAGAATGCAGCCGATCCAGATCGGTTGGTTACAGCAGCTAGACCGAATACATCAGCAACAATGGCAGCAACTACCTTCTTAGGTGGCGGTGCTCGAAATGTAACTGTCACTACGGCAGGGACTGGTGATAACAATAAAACGTGTACTATTACTGGCGAAGATGTTTTTGGTAATGCGATAACTGAAGTAATAACATCTACAGGTTCTGCTGAAGCAGTAGCAGGTGCTAAGTTATTTGTCACAGTTAGTGCAGTGGAATGTTCTGCTCAGTATGCTGGTAACATCACAGTTGGATCTGGCTCGCTGTGTGCAAGTGCAGTAGCTGGTGGTGGACGAACACGGCTAAAGGGATACTCAATTGTCTCTGCTGGAACAGCAGGTCTAGTTGATTTCTACAATGGCACTCCAGAAGATGGGACGATTATTTTTAAAGCTCAGACAATCGGGACAGACAACTCGACTGTAGATAATACTATCCCAGACGAAGGTATGTTGTTTAAGAGTGGATTGGCTGTTGGGTATACAGTTGCCACAGTTGTATTAGCGAACGTCTTTTTTGCATAAGGTAAATTAATGGCACTTTCAGGAACAGTAGCATTTAGACCAGACGTTGAAGAAGTAGTAACTGAAGCCTATGAGCGTTGCGGAATAGATCCGCAAACTCGCACTGGTGATCAGGCTGTTTCTGCACGAAGAAGTTTGAATCTACTGTTTTCAGAATTTGCAAATAGAGGCATAAATTATTGGGCTGTTAGCCAAAAAACTCTTACCCTTGTAAATGGCACGACAGCTTATGAACTCCCAGCAGGAACAATAGACATTATTGATGCTGTCATAAGGGAAGGCACAAACGATCAGACAATAAACAGGGTAACAATCGCTGACTACAACCAGATACCAAACAAGACAACAGCAGGGAAACCAAGCCAATTTATGCTTGATAAGCAATACACCCCAGTTGTTTATTTTTGGAATGTTCCCAACACAAGTACATACAGCATGGTTTACTGGGCAGTAAATCAACTTGATGATATAACTGCAGCTGACCAAGACACAGATGTTCCTTATCGGTGGAGTGACTGCATATCAGCAGGGCTCGCTGCAAAGTTATCTCTAAAATACGCACCCGATAGATTTCAGCTATTAAACGAACTTTATGAAAGAGCTTTTAGTTTCGCAGCATCTTCTGACAACGATGGTGTGAGTTTACGAATACAACCAACAGCATTGAATTTGGCATAGCATGGCAAAATACGCACGAGGCAAAAAATCATATGCGATAAGCGACAGAGGCGGTCAGAGAGTACGCTATACTCAATTGAAGACCACTTGGGATGGATTGCGTGTTGCTCCTGATGAGTGGGAACCAAAACATCCACAGCTCACTCCTGCCAAAAACATCATTGATGCACAGCAACTATTCCAACCTAGATCCACTGGGCAAGATCGTGAAGATGTTGTAATTTACCTTGCCCATACATTTGATCCTTTTATTCCAGTACAGGAAAGACCTCCTATTGGATGTCCTGGTCATGGCTTCACAGGATCAATAGACAGAATAGACTTCGAGGCTTATCCAGAAGTATCAGGAGTTGCAGGTACAGGTGCTGTAGGAACTGAAACACCAGAAATGTCTATCAATGAGGCAGGTGTTGCAGGTACTGGTGGCGTTGGTGCCGAGGTTCCAGTTGTAGAAGTGACAGGAGTTTCTGGTGGTGGCGGTGCTGGTAATGTCGGTGTCGAGGCACTTAACCTTTCAATCCTAGAAAGCGGAGTTGCTGGTACAGGTGCTGTAGGAACTGAAGTGCCTGAAGTTAATATACTAGAAGCAGGTGTCGCTGGTACTGGTGGTGTTGGTAATGCCACTGGAGTAGTAGTCGATCAAGAGTGGGGCTCTGGATCTTGGAATGCAGGGACTTGGGGTAATTAAATGAGCTATACAACCTTAGTTGCTAACATACAAAACTTTGTCGAAGATGATTCGACAGAGCTGACTGCGTCTATTGACACAATAATTGCTCAAGCTGAAGAGATGGTCTTTCAGAGATTGGCTAATCTGCCTTGCTTTAGAAAGATAACGACAGCCAACTTAGTTGTTGGAACTTTTGATTACACTGTCGCATCAGCCAGAATGATAAGACAAGTCTCTGTGACTGATTCAAACGGAAATATTATTTATTTAAACCACAGAGTGGATTCTTATTTAAGAGATTATTGGCCTAAGTCAGCAACCACTGGACAGCCGATAATGTATTCAACTAAAAATGCAACGTCATCAGGAAGTGCATTACCAAGTTTTTCTAGAACAACCATTACGCTTGCACCTACGCCAGACGCAACCCTAGCATATCAAGTTGATTTCATTGCTCCAGAGGCGGGGCTAAGTTCAAGCAATGCAAACACTTGGATCGATACAAATGCTCCTGCTGTTTTACTGGCAGCAGCACTTTACGAAACTTCTGCTTTCCTTAAAGCTGGAGAAACGCTAAAACTATATAAAGCGCAATTTGATGAAGCTGCACAACTATTTGTCCAAGAGATGCAAAGAGATTACGCAGCAGAATATAACGGAGGTTTATAAATGGCTATATCACAGGCAATGTGTACATTGTTTAAGAAGGATGTCCTTCTGGGTGACCAACACTTAGATTCAGACACACTTCATATCGCACTGTACACAAGTTCAGCAAGTCTAGGCGCAGCAACAGATGGATATATAACATCCAATGAAGTGGCTAACGGCAACGGATACACCACTGGTGGCGAAGCTCTCACAAGCAAGGCTGTAACTGAAAACAGCACAAGTGGAGTTTTTGATGCAGCTGACCCAGCGTGGACATCAGCAACATTTACGGCACGAGGTGCTTTAATTTATAACAAGACGCTGGGTGATGCTTCATCAAACGCTAGAGGTGCAATTGCAGTTTTAGATTTTGGTGGCGATTTTACCGTAGCTGGTGGCACTTTTAAGATAGTGCTACCTGCCGCCACTGCTTCAAATGCCATCGTCAGGATAGATTGATATGACAATAACCTTTGTAAATGATCTCAGACTCTCAGAAATGGCTACTGGTGATAACAGTGGCACTTGGGGAAACGTCACTAACACCAACTTAGAATTGATTGGCGAGGCTCTAGGTTACGGCACAGAGGGAATCACAACCAATGCTAATACGCACACATCAACCATCGCCGATGGTTCTACAGACCCTGTTAGGGCTTTGTACGTTGAATATACGGGTACGCTCGACTCAGCGTGTACAATTACCATTGCACCAAACACAGTAAACAAAGTCTGTTTTATTGAGAACGGAACATCTGGCTCTCAGAATATTATTATTAAGCAAGGATCTGGTGCAACAATTACTATCCCACCAGGAGATACTAAGGCTGTCTATTTAGATGGTGCAGGATCTGGAGCTAAAGTTGTAGATGCTTTTGCCTCTTTGTCTGTTGTCGACCTCAAGGTTCAAGACGATCTGACGGTTACGGATGATGCTGCGATTGGTGGTATATTAGGCGTAACAGGCGTCCTGACCACCACGGCTGCAACTGTCTTTAACGGTGGGTTTGCTAGTAATGATGGCTCAACGATTAGTACCGCTGATAATACGGATACACTTACACTTATCTCTACTGATGCAGATGCTGCGGTTGGTCCAAATTTAATCCTTTATAGAAACTCAGCTTCTCCTGAGGATGATAATCAACTAGGAAAAATTAAATTTACAGGACGTAATGATAATAGCCAAGATGTGAATTATGCTCAGTTTGTTAATCAAATAAAAGACGCTAGTGACGGAGCTGAAAGTGCTAGGTTTGCACTTTTTTCAATGGTTGGTGGAACTGACACATCAAGACTTGAGGCACTTCCTGCGGAAACAGTATTCAACGAGAATCAAGTTGACATAGACTTCCGCGTTGAGTCAAATAGCAATGCTCATATGTTGTTTGTGGATGCTGGTAATAATCATGTTAATATTGGCATAGACTCTGATCGTGGTGGTGTTTTAAATGTTTATGGCACTGGCACACCTATCGCAGTCATAGAAAGCGAAGCAGATGGAACGGTTTTGTCGTTGCGTTGCACTGATAGTGACGCCAACGCTGGACCGAATCTTGAACTCTTTCGAAACGCAACAGGTGCTAATAGCGATAATTTAGGCTCTATCCTTTTTAAAGGAACGGATAGTTCGGCAAACACTATAACCTATGCTTCTATTGGAACACAAATATCAGACGCATCATCTGAAGGGAGTACAGTTTTTATTCAATCTCAAGTTGCTGGAACTCTCAGAGAACGCATTACAATTGCTAAATCGTCTATCGTTATTAACCAAGAGAGTCTGGACCTAGACTTCCGTGTTGAATCAGCCAACAATACCGCTTGTTTGTTTGTGGATGGGGCTGAAGATCGGGTTGGTATAAACGAAGACGTTCCTTTAGAAGAGTTACATATTAGTGGTAACGGTAACGACTCAGCAACTATAGCACTCCAACGTCTCCAAGCTGGTTTAAGTACGCAATCCCGTGGTGCTATTGTGTCATTTAATAGTGCTACTAAGGCAATGTGCGGCATATCTTTTAATGCTGGGGGTGACAATGACAACGGAGACATTCAATTTTATGCTACTAATGACAATACCAGTTCTGCAAGTCTGTTTGACTTAGATCGCCTAGTTGTTTTTGGAGCTACAGGTACAGTCTTTAATGAAGATAGTGGAAATAAAGACTTCCGTATTGAGAGTGACGGCAACACCCATGGTCTGTTTCTGGATGCTAGTAATGGCATAGTTTGTATTGGGACAAACGACTTAAGCGTTGCAGGAAACACTGGAAGTGCATCGGGTATAAACCTTGATGGCGGTGGCGTCATTGAAGCTGCCGCTTATCAAAAGACCGTAGCTTATTTCAACCGCATGAATAATGACGGAGTAGTCGTAGAAATTAGGCAAAACGGAGCAATAGAAGGAACTATATCGGTTTCTGGAAATACTGTTAGTTATAATGGTTTTTCTGGCAGACACGAAAGTTCAGGAATCCCAGCTAACACACCTGTTGGTACAGTAGTCAGCACCATAGATACGCTGGATGTTTATCCTGATAACGCTACCGACACAAAAGGTAATGCAATATCTCACCCCAAAGCTGGTCAAATAAGAGCAGACCACGCACAGGTTGAAGTATCTACATCTGAAGGTGATGCCTGTGTTTACGGTGTTGTGTCAGAGTTTGATACCGATGGAAAACTTATTGTAACGTCTGTTGGAATTGGCTCAGTTAGAGTAAC